GGTCAAAGTAACCGTAACCAAGAGCTTGAGCATGGACAACAACTACAAGTCGGGCAACACCCGCATCCCCAAGGCCCGCCCAATCAATACCGACATTCTTTCTGGTGACTACGACGGCAAAGAGCTGCGCCCCTATGAAGGCCGACCCGGTGCCAACGACGCGCTTGCACTGCCAAGCCGAATTGGCAATGAGCTTCACTACCGTGATGGCCGCGAGGTGGAAGCATGAGTACCAAGAACACAGGCGTGACAGCGTTTCCGTCGAAAGACCTGCCGTATAGCCCCGACGACCATAAGGGAATGACCTTGCGCGACGACTTTGCATCCAAGGCGATGCAAGGTCTTATTGCGGCAGATGTTGAATTTACGATGTCTCCAAGGGTCGTCGCGAAGCTGGCCTATTCGCAAGCAGATGCCATGCTGGAAGCGAGGGGCGAATGACTAAGTTGCCACGCCTGCCAAGAGCCGGAAACGTTCTCGAAGCCAAGTACACCGCCAAACAAATGCGCGACTACGCCCACAAGTCGGTGGCGCAATCAAACGCAACAAAGCAGGAGCCAGCACCATTGCCAGAGAAGTGCCAGCACGGCATTCGCTGGGAGCGTCGATGCTTCGCTTGCGACAAGGGGCAGCCATGAAGAAGCGCCAACGCCGTGTGGGCATCCACCCATTCATCAAGCAGGCCATCCGCGCCAAGTGGCGCTCAGAGACCGTGAAGGCTGAGATTCATAGCTTCATGGGGGAAGACAAGCAAAAACTCATGGATTACGCCTCCGTGCTGTTCTTCGTGGCTGGTGGGTGCGCTTTGTGGCTTGAATGGACGGGTGACGAGCCAGACTTTCGCATCCTGCGCGGCTCCGTCAATGCTTTGGATGACATGAACGAGCGCGAAGGCATCACTCATGAAGACCGTGGAGCCATTCACAGCGGGATGCTCGCTGCCCAACGCATTCTTGAAATCACGCCCGAAGAAGTGGTCAACGATGCCGCGCTCCTGTATGCCGAGCGCAGCCGTGGCTATAAAGCGGCGACCAAACGACTATGACCAGCAACCTCACCGCCAAGAACGAAGAATTCGCCGCAGGCATTGCGTCGGGTCTATCCCAAGCGCAAGCCTACCGTCATGCTTTCCCGCAGTCCGTGCGCTGGAAAGACAAGACCGTGCATGAGAAGGCCAGCCGACTCGCAGCTGACGGCAAGGTAAAGGCAAGGATTCAGGAACTTTTGGACAAAGCCGCCGATGCGAACGACGTGACGATTGAGCGAATCGTGGCTGAGGTGGTCAAGGTGGCATTTGCCAACCAGCGCGACTTGATGAACTGGGGACCCCAAGGTGTGAAGCTCAAGCCCAGCGAGGAATTGAGCGACGAGCAAGCCGCCGCCGTGTCAGAGGTGAGCGAGACCACCAGCGCCACGGGTGGCAGCTTGAAGCTCAAGACGCATGACAAGCTGGGAGCGCTGCGCTTCTTGGCTGAGTTGAAGGGCTACTTGGTCAAGAAGCAGGAGATCACCGGGGCCAACGGCAAGGACTTGATGCCAGAAGCGCCAAAGGGTGTGCTCATCGTGCCCGGCGTGATGAATGAAGCCGACTGGGAGACCATGATGGCCAACCGGGCGAAGGGCAACGCGTGATTGCTGCGACCGAGTGGAAGCCGCTGCCCGGCGCTCAATTCCAGTTTCTGACCTGCCCGGTGTTTGAGGCTTTGATGCACGGCACGCGTGGTGGTGGTAAGACTGACACGCTCTTGATGAGCTTCGCCCAGCATTGCGGCAAGGGCTTTGGTGAACATTGGCGTGGTGTGCTCTTTCGTTTGACCTACCCGCAGCTGGCTGACGTGGTGGCCAAGTCGCGCCGCTGGTTCTCGCAGTTTTTCCCGGAAGCCAAATTCAACAAGGCTGACTATTACTGGGAGTGGCCAACGGGTGAAATGCTGTTCTTTCGGTATGGCGCGAGCGAAGACGACTATTGGAACTATCACGGCCACGAATACCCGTGGCTTGGCTTTGAGGAATTGACCAACTGGCGTGACCTGAGCTTCTACGAGGCGATGCAATCGACCTGCCGCTCAAGTTTCCCCGGCATGCCGCGCATGGTGCGTGGTACCTGCAACCCGTTTGGCAAGGGCCACGGCTCCGTCAAAGAGCGCTTTCAGCTTGGCCGTGATGGTTCGCCATCTGGCACGGTGCTGCGCTTGGAAGGGGAGAAGCCACGCGTCGCCATCCGCTCGACCATTTACGAGAACAAGGTTCTCTTGGCCAATGACCCCGATTACTTGGCCACGCTCGAAGCGCTCAAGGACCCCAACCGCCGCAAGGCTTGGCTCGAAGGTGACTGGGACATCCACGTGGGCAGCTTCTTGGAAGGCGTGTGGGATGCCAAGCGCCATGTGGTTGAGCCGTTCCCTATTCCATCGACGTGGAAGGTGTGGAAGGCAATGGACTGGGGTTATGCCCGGCCCTATGCCGTGTTGTGGTTTGCAATGGACCCGGACGGTGTGCACTACATCTGGCGCGAGCTCTACGGTATTGGCGAGAAGCCCAACGAGGGCAGCCGTGAGCATGCAGGCAAGGTGGCCACAAAGATCAAGAACATGGAAGAACGCGACGAGCGCATGGGGTACGAGTACCGCATGAACTTGGCCGACCCTGCCATCTTTTCCAAGATCGGTGCGGACCGCTCTATTGGCCAGATATTCCGTGAGACAGGGGTGAAGTGGCAAGAGGCATGGAATGCCAAGGGCTCACGCGTGAACGGTGCCCAAGAAGTCATCCGGCTTTTGTCCGAGAACAAGCTCAAGGTGTTTTCAACCTGCAAGCACTGGCTTCGCACTGTCCCCAGCATCCCGCCTTCGGACGACAACCCGGAAGACGTGGACACCGACGCAGAAGACCACGCATGGGACACCACGCGCTATGGCGTGATGCGCCGCCGCCGCTCGCCAGAGAGTGAACAAATGTCCGTTGACTATGACGAACCGACACAAAAATACGACGACGACACATTCAGGATGAAGGTATGAACTTGCCCCAAGATAACGCTAACTCAACGCAGTACGAACAACCCAAGCCGGATGAATTGGCTAAGACTTGGGGCAAACGTATCAGCAGCGCCCTTGCGTACTGGGACAAGTTTCACAAGCGCGTGCGCCACAACCGCAAGACCGTGGCTGGCTTTGACTGGACCAAAGACCCAGATAGCAAAGACTTCTACAAGCTGCGCGCCAACCTGATTCACGGCACCATCACCGCCGTGTTGCCCAGCATCTACGCCCGCAACCCTGAGATCAGCGCGACCCCCATCTACAAGTCCGACAACCTCAAGTTGTTTTGCAAGACGCTGGAGACCGTGACCAACCGTTGCTTGGATGAAGCCAAGCTCAAGGCCCGTGCCAAAGCCACCGTGCGCAGCGCGCTGACATCGAGCTTTGGCGTGGTCAAGGTGATGTACCAGCGCGACATGCAGCAAGACCCATTGATTCAATCGCGCATCAATGACACCCAAGACAACATTCAGGAGATCGAGCGCCTGATCGCCACGATTGACGACCCAGACCAGCGCAGTGATTTGGAGTCCAACAAAGAGCAGTTGAACCAGACCATGCAGGCGCTCAAAGAGAAGGTGGAAGTCACCGCCTCAGAGGGCTTGGTGATTGACCGCGTGTTGACCGACCACCTCATCATCGACCCAAGCGTTTGCGAGTTTGATGACTACCGCGACGCAGGCTGGATGGCCCAGATTATTCCAATGAAGCGCAGCGAGGCAGAGGCCCGCTACAAGATGAAGTTGGACAAGGCCAAGGCATACACAGACAACCAGCAGATGCCCAAGAAAGATGGCCGCATTGCCACGGGTGCTGCGAGCTTGGAAGAAGACAAGCAAATCGCCGTGATTGAGATTTGGGACAAGACCAGTGACCGCATTTACACCATGGCCGAGGGTTGCGATTACTGGCTCCGTCCTCCTTTCTCGCCCAAGAAGTCGGGCTCGCGTTGGTTCCCATTCTTCTTGCTGCCGTTCCAAGTGGTCGATGGCCAGCTCATTGCGCCGAGCTTGGTTGACCTGACCGAACGACTGCAAGACGAGCACAACGACGCACGTGACCGCTTCAACAAGCACCGCAACTTGTGTTTGCCCGGCTGGATTGCTGGCTCCGATGTCAACGACAAGTCCATCAAGCGCTACACGGACAGCGAGCTTGGCGAAATCACCATCATTGACACCGAAGGCAAGCCGCTTTCGCAAGTCATTCAGGCTCGCCAGCATCCACCCATTGACCCCGTGGTCTACGACACCAGTGCCGTGCGCTACGACTGGGAGCAAGTCACTGGGTTGCAAGATGCCGCACGCTCTAGCGTTGTCACGCCCAAGACTGCAACCGAGGCCAGCATCATGCAGCAAAGCCTATCTGGTCGCGTGTCCGAGTTCCGTGATGGCGTGGAAGACTGGTTGCAAGAGCTGGCTCAGTACGCCGCTCAAATCTTGCTGCAAGAGCTCACGCCTGCGCAAGTTGAGCGAATCATGGGTCCATCCGAAGAACAGAGCATTGACACGGGTGGCCAGCAAATGATTGTTGAGGTGAAGTCCTACGACTGGCCGCAGCTCACCAAAGACCAAGTGTTTGAAATGGTCCAGCTGCAAATCCGCGCTGGCACTACGGGTGCGCCCGACAAGTTGGAGCAGCAAGAGAACTGGTCCCGCGCCTTGCCAATCATTCAAGGCTTGGTGACTCAAATCCTGCAAGTGCGAGCGCAAGGCATGGATGCCGAGCCCCTTGTCAATCTCTTACGCGAAAGTCTCAAGCGCTTTGACGAGCGCCTTGACGTGGAGCAATTCATTCCGAAGGCTCCACAACAAATGCAGATGCCTGCCATTCCCGGCATGCCTGCCACCGGGCCCATGGGCCAACCACAACAAGTTTCTTAACCACCAACTCAGAAAGACCACTCCATGCCACTTTGGAAACAGCGCCAGTTTTCCCGATTGATGAACCCAGCCGATGAAGGCTCAGACCTTGGCGGCGGATCAAGCGCACTGGAAAACGCCATCGACCAAGTTGGTGGGGCCGCCAACACAGACACCCCGGTAGACACCAGTGCAGAGGCATCCGCATCAAGCGAGACACCACAAGGCGGTGCCGATACCTCTGTGAATGATGACCTGCCAACAGACAAGCCGCAGTCGTCGCGCATGAAGGCATTGCTCGACACGCTATCTGGCGACAAGCCTGCCGAGCAGCCTGCCGCCCCCAAGGTGGAAGTGCCTGCCGACGAAGAAGCCGCCAACACAGACGACAAGCCTGCCGTCGCTGGCGACGCGACAAAGACCGTCGAGCAAGAAGAAAGCGAATTGCTCGAAGGCGTGAAGTCCGAGCGCGGCAAAGAGCGCATCCGTCAAGTGTTCGCAGAGCGCAAGCAGCTAGAGCAAGACGTGACCGAGTTCAAGCAGTTGGTGACATCCACGGGCATGACACCGCAAGACTTTGCGCAGACCTTGGAGTTTGGCCGCTTAATGAACTCGGGCAAAGAGACCGACTTGCGCGTGGCCTTGGAAATGATCGAGGGCCAGCGTGCCGCGTTGTATCAAAAGTTGGGTGTGGAAGCGCCGGGCATTGACTTGCTCGAAGGCCAAGACGACCTCAAGGCAGCGGTGGACAACATGGAGATCACGCGCGACAAGGCCGTGGAGTTGGCCAAGTACCGCAAGACCGAAGCTGCCAAGACGCAGCAGGCCCAGCAAGTGCAGCAAACGCAAGAGCAGCACCAGCAGTACCAGCAGACCGTGCAAACCGCTGCAAGCGCCATGGAAACCTACCTTGACACGCGCAAGAACGAGGTGGACCACCCAGCGCGCATGAAGGCAATCAGTGAGCACTTTCGCAACCCTGCCAACCTGCAAGCCTTCGTGAGCACCTACCAGCCAAACCAGTGGGCCGCCACCATCAAGATGATGTATGACGGCATCGTGGTGCCCAAGGCTCCAGTGGTGACGCATGAGCAACCCATGCGCTCACGCCCGGCCACGCTTGGCACGCCAACCGCTTCATCCGCAAATCCCATCGACCGCCTCGCGCAGCGTATGGACAACATGGGCTTGTGAGCCTCAACGTAACTGAAAGAAAACACCATGGCATTGACCGACTTAAAAATCACCAAGGCAGAAGCCAAGAAGGAATCCAAGGAATACGCCCTTGCTGGCCCCGGCGAAGGTGAGCGCTATTCATACGGCACGCGCCTGACGCTGGACGATGCAGAGCTCAAAAAGCTGGGTATCACAGAGCTGCCAGCCGTGGGCACCGTGCTCATGTTTGAAGCCAAAGCCAAGGTGATTAGCTCGCGCCAATCAGCAAGCGAGAACTCGAACAACCGAAGCATTGAATTGCAAATCACGCACATGGACTTGGAGCTCGACGAGCTTGACGAGGAAGTGGACGAGGGCGAGTTGACCCGTGGCCAAGCGGGTGCAATGAGCAAGGTTGCAAAAAAGATGCAATCAATGTGAACAAATATCCGTCGGTGTATTGACTGACGCATATATTTGTTTTTACCAAGTCCTGCATCGTTGTGGTGACTGAGTTGTAAAGAGCGTAAGCGGAGTTCGCCAGCCGCAACAACCCAGCCATTACTTCGATGCGGAACATGCCTCAATTACCGCTGTCACCGCTGGGGTCGCGTCCAGTAGCGCAAAGCGTCTTGGCAAAAGCTGTACCCGAAGTCGCGTCGGGAGCCGAGAAGCTGAATCGAAGGGTTTGCGTCCCTTCACGGCATGAAAGGTGTTTTTTAACTTTTCATTCGGAGCAGTGACATGCCTATTTCAAACGCAGACTTGCAAGAGCTGGCCAAAGTATCTTTGGACGAATACTTGCGCAACATGCCCGTGGACCAAATCGCCACGGAGCGCCCTTTGCTGAAAAAACTCATGGAAGGTCGCAAGTCCTTCATGGGTGCCCGTCAGAACGTTGTGGAGAACATCCGCAAAGACTACGGCAGCAACTTCAACTGGGCATACGGCGAAGCAGCCGTGGCCTTCAACAAACGCAACACCACTGAGCAAGCCGCATTCCCATGGCGTCGTGCTGTTGATGGCTTGTACCTCGACTATGACCGCTTGTTTGGTGCTGGCATCAAAGTGCGCGAAGGCGACAAGGGTGCATTCAAGCTGGAGCAGAACGAGAAAGTTCAACTGTTGAACTTGCTCGACGAGCAGATGGAGTCTTTGAAAGAAGGCTTCATGCAAAAGCTGGACATGGAATTGCACCGCAGCGGCACCCAAAGTGCTGACGCTGTGACTGGCTTGGATTCCTTGATCTCCATTGCGCCTACGACTGGCGTTGTGGGTGGCTTGGACCGTGCGAGCGCTACTTACTGGCGCAACTACGCTGAGACCGCGATTCAAACTGGAACCGCTGGTACGTTGGCTCAACGCATGGAATTCGCATGGCGCAAGGCTATCAAGCACGGCGGCTCGCCCAACTTCATCTTGGCTGGTGGCAAGTTCATTGACGCGTACCGCAAGGAAATCACCGTCACGAACATGGCCGATGCCAAGAGCGTCAAGACGCTCGATGCGGGTGTGGGTTCTGGTGTGAACACTGGTTTGTTCTTCAAGGGCGTGGAAATCATTTGGGACCCCTCATTTGAAGACCTCGACGCTTTGGAAACTCCAACCGTCCAGTGGGAAAAGCGCTGCTACTTCTTGAATACCAAGTATTTGAAGTTGCGCGACGACGACATGGACATCGTGACGCCTATCCGTCCTCACGACGTGTTGGCCATGTACGCGATGGTCAACTTGCGCTTGGCTCTGTCCTTGAGCCGCAGCAACGCGCAAGCTGTCCTCGCAATCGCCTAACCAGTGATTGAGTCACCCCGGCAGATTCAACCCTGCCGGGGTTTTTTGAAACCGAGAGCAATGCGAGGTATGCAATGAGCAATGTGAATGTCCCCCTGATTAACGTCACCATCCGACGTGATGCAAACACCATCACCCCAGTGACCATTCCCCCTTACGAAATGATCGTTCTGCGCAAGCTGTTCGGCAAAGAGAACGTGTCAGAAGGCGATGCCGCTGGCGTGATTTCTATTGACGGCGATGGCGAGTTCGAGCGCTTGAGTGCCAAGTACGGCAGCGACGTGGTTGCCAACGTGTATGGCGACGACGAAGGCGCACGCTTGGCCGAGTTGGTTGAGAAGGTTGTCGTTGAAGACGAGCCTTTGGCAAAACAAGCCGCAGGCAAAAAAGCCGCACCAGCCACCGACACACAAAACGCCTAAGCGGCGGGTTTAGAGGGAGACCTTATGCAGCCGCAAGCGTATCAACGCACTACCGACTTTACCGAGCGCACAGGCGACGATACCGACCACTCGGCCATCAACCGAGAGTTAGATGCGGCTGCAACCTCAATCAGCGGGATTGAAAACAATCTCGCCCAAATTCAAAAAGACGACGGCACCCTCAAAGATGGCGTCGTCAGCCGCAGCACACTTGCCGCCGAATTGCTCAACGGCATTCCCGGCCCACAAGGCCCGCAAGGCAACACTGGCCCCCAAGGTCCCCAAGGACTGCAAGGCCCCGCTGGCTTAACTGGCCAACAAGGTCAAATTGGTGAGCGCGGCCCAACGGGTCCAGCTGGTGCCCTCGGCCCTCAAGGCGCGCAAGGCCCCCAAGGTGTCAAAGGCGACACAGGTGTAGCGGGACCACAAGGTACTCAAGGACTCACAGGCCCCACAGGACTCAAAGGCGACACGGGCTTGACTGGTCCGGCTGGTCCACAAGGCGCGCAAGGCACCATTGGCCTCAAAGGCGACACGGGCCCAACTGGTCCAATCGGCACCACGGGTGCAACTGGCTCAACTGGAGCCACTGGCCCACAAGGTCCGCAAGGCACGCAAGGCATTCAAGGTGCCAAGGGCGATCAAGGCCCCACAGGTCCGCAAGGTCCGCAAGGTGTTCAAGGTAGCGCAGGGCAATCGTTCCATGTGGATTCCGTTGGCTTGTATGCCGACCGCGCAACCCACAACGCAGAGCTCGCGGGCTATTCTTTCTTGGCCACTGATAACGGCTTCTTGTACG